AGAATTGGGGTCTTTGAAAAACTCTTGAAAATGAGGTTGGTCAGTCGCCATCTTTTGCCAAAGAATGTTTATTTTATCTTTTGATAAAGGAACCTTCCCAGGAACGGAAGTGCATATTTGAAATTTATTTAGCAAATCACTGGAAACGTGCTCTTTTAAAAAATTATGTTGTAATTCTGTACCACCTAAAGGTTTCATATTGTTTTGTTATATATTAAATTAGCTGCTACTGTAATTCTTTCTCCCTCACATTTAAAAGGGTTTACCCAATGTTGCAACCAATGTGGGAATACAAAAAAATCTCCTGCAGAGGGTTCGAATGATTTCAACACTTGATTATCAGAAGTATCTGCACCATAAAAAAAACATAAACAACCAGGTCCGTTACCTCCTGAAGAAAAGGCATAAGAGTAATATTCTTTTAATTCATTTTTAAGTTCATTTGGTGATTTTATAAATAATACAGATGCAAGATCACAACCTCTGTGTACGTGGGGTGGGTTAAAATCTCCTTTCCTCATGTAATTTACCCAAACTGATTTTGTTTTTAATTTTTGGCAACCTTCACCATAGAATTGATAATAACCATGTCTAAAAGCTTCATAATATTTCTCCATTACATTTTGAAAATCAACATTATCTAATTTGTATTCTGTTTTAAAAGCACCCGCTAAATCCTTTCTCATATTTTTATTTTCATCTTGGTGTAATAATAATTTAACTTTTTCTAAATCAACATCTTCTATTTTTATTTTAAATAGAATAGGACCAAAAAAATAGTTTTCTGCAATCATGTTTTAGTTTTTGTAAATATAGGTAAATCAGGAACTTGTACTTCTATGTCAGTAGCTAAATCTTCTTTAGGATGATTTTCTAAAAAAGCCTTTTCAGTTTCATATCTTTCACCAGTTTTTATACTTCTATAAATTGTTTTCGTATCACATTTAATTTTTTGAAAAACTGTCATGTAACTTTGTTAAACTAATTCAACGTCCTTGTCCACGACTTTTTTTATGGTGGGGTTTTCTTTTATTTTTATTTTTAGTATGTACACCTGGACGTTTTTTTGGAGTTCGTTTGTGGTAATTATTTACCCCAAACATAGGTTTCTTTTTAGCCATTTTCTTGAGATCTATCTATTTGTGCATAAGTAATGGCACCCTGAATTTTATTACTACCTGTTGCTGCTTGTACTGTTATTGAATCACCAGCCTCTAAATTTAAAGTTTCTGGTGTAGCGTTAACTTGAGTTTTAGCCGCAACGTCATCTCTAAAAAACTCATATTCAACACTCGAATCTGAAGAGTCTACTAAATTCATATTAACTAAAATAGAAGACGAAGCATCATTATTAACACAATAAACACTTTTTATTATTATTGTTGCATTAGTCGGACAAGTTAAAACTGTAGTTTTTCCTGTGCCCGATTGTTTATATCCTTGATTTTTATATTGAATTGTCATGATAAAAAATAGTTAAAAGCTTTTAGATCGTTTTTTATATCATTCTCATATGAAAAGTTCAATTGAGATTGTAGAGTTCTAAGTGCTTGTTGTATTTGTCTTTGATCCTCTTGAGTATAAAATGATTTTGGTTCAGGTATTTGTATAGTAATTTTCGCCATTATCTTCTTCCATCAGGTCTTATATCAAATCTAAAAGTTCCATATCTCCAACTTTCGTTTAGACTTTCGTTTTCTATTTGCACAGCTGCTAATCTAGCTCTAGCTCTTGTGTCTATTTTTGTCGTGGTTCCGCTAACAGTAAAAGGACCTAAAGGACTGGAGGCAGCAGTCGAGCCTTGCGGAAATGAGTTTAAAAATATAGTTACCTTTGCATTACCACTTATTCTTTTGAAATCTGGTAAAAATCTTCTCATACTTAAAATAAATTCACCATCTCCAGGCACGCCCTGATTACCGTTTAGATCAAACTCTCCAGACTTTATAAACGAAGTTATAGCTGTTTCTGTGCCATCAGCATTAGCTTGATTAACTCCTATTTCATGTTCATAATATATTGTTGCTCCATTAGAAACTCCGCTGACAGATGGAAAAGTTGGAGTATCAGATGAATTAAAATCAGTAGCATATGGTTTATTGAATACAGTAGATCCTACCCAAGTTGTTCTATCTAAAGTTCCTGTTGTCCAAACGTTTTCATCATAATTATAAGTCACAACTCTGTCTATTTCTGTAGAGCCCTCTTTTGGATAAAACCAATTTATTTCAGAATATAATTCATTAATACCACCGAAGACAATTTTTCCTGAGTCATAATTTATTCCAGGATTATTACCTTCACTTGTAAAAACAAAATCCTCTACTAAACAAGGTAAAGATTTTACAGTTCCATCATATACATAAAATCCACCCGTTGTGCCCATCCAGTAAACAGCTCCGTTTGCAAAAACACCCGCATGTTGTCCTAATAGTCCATTGTTAGATCCTACTTTTCTAATAGAAAAAGTAAAAGGAGGACCAACAAATTGCATCTCATATGCAGCTGTATCGGTTAAAACTAAAATATAATCTTTTCCTTTAAAAGCACCAATTATTTCTGTTCCGTCATCAAGCTGAAATGTTCCTGCTGTGTTTGTCGAAGTAGGTGCATAATCCTCTTTGTTTTCTTGATCAGAAAATCTAATAAACATTTTATTTTGAGATCCTGGACTCCCTATAGTTGTTTCAGTGCCTAAATGAAAAAGATGTCTATCTCTATCTGAAACTATTGTCATAACTGATTTTGTAGGCATACCGGTTCCTATTGTTGCTCTAGTTTCTAAAGCGTTTGATAAAGAGGCATCCCATGTGAAAGTTTCACCGTTGTGAACAGTAGCTATTAAAATATTTCCAAAATTGTCTAAACTCCAATTAGCCGGATCTATAATAATGTTACTTGAAGTTGATGCTTCTCCCCATGCCACGTCATCAGTAATATTAGTGACTGTAGATCCGTCAGCTTGCTCAGCAGCTGATGTCCCTTGTTGACCTCTAACTAAACCACTTAATGTGTTTGATCCTGTATTATTAGCACTGTAAGTCATCACCTCAGAATTTATTCTTATTGTTCCAGAGGATGGAAATTTAGAGGAGTCAGTTAAAATTACGGATGAGCCCCCAATTAACAAAGCACCTCCATTATTCATTGTTGTTGTTATCTGTGCCACTGTACGCCCACCATAAAAAAAGGTACCCCAACCATAACCAGCTGTTTGAACTCTAGGCCCTACGGGAACATAAGGTCTTACGTCTAAAGTCCCGTTGTTTGATACACCGGATTTAGTTTCTGTGTTTGGCATTGTGATAGTAAAAGTTAACACTGTTGGCACGGTTTGTACTTCAAAGACCTTGTCATCAAAATCAGAGGCCGTATAAACTGTGTTTGCTGAAGTGAAAGATCCTGCATTTGCAAATGTAATCAAGTCTCCAACTTCTAAATTATGAGATGCGCTAGTGGTTATTGTAACAGTGTTTGAGTTATTTGTCGTAGAAATATTAGCTCCTGTAGAAAAATTATCCGTGTCTAACGGAGTAACATCATAAAATGCACCACCTGTGTAAATTATTAAAACTTTGTCAGTACCGATTGCTGCATACTTTCTGCCATCGGTATTAGCCCAAACATGTTGACCTCTTGCAGCTCCAACTAATTTATTATTTACTAATGCAGACCATCCACCAATTTTTTCAGGTTCACCATATCTAAACCTAACGTTATCTCCATCGACCCATCTTCCCTCTGCGTCTGAAGGTGTCGCCTGTTTATCAAATCCTGGTGCTATTCTATATTTTGCTAATGGCATATCGAGATTATACCATTTAAAGAAAGGCTTTTAAATAACGTAGTTGAAGTCAAAAACTAAGGTATACCTATGATTAAGTTTTTGATGAGCTAATTCGTAAGGCATATTAATAATCGAATGACTTATACGACCATCAAAAATAAGTGTGGAGTTTTCAACGAAGGGAATAATGAATGAGCCAAAATCAGTCCCATATTCGTATCTTTTACCTTTAATATAATATATGCACGTAAGATCACTTTTATGTTCATGCATAACAAAGTCATTTTCCTCATCGCTTAAGTTAGCCCATGACATTACAAGCTCTGCATTTTTATTCGTATATTCTTTTATTTTTGTTTTAAAAAATTTTTGTAAATTATCCCAACTATTTTTATTACTGTGTCTTTGAAATATATCCGCCGTTGTTTGAGTTGGGGGTACTCCTCTTGCTAAATTACCTTTACGTATGTCATCTTTAATATCATAAAAGATTTCAAATCTATCTTTATTATTTAAGACGTTAATATCTCTATAAAATCTCTGACCTAAAATTTGCCAAATCATGATGACTATTCATCACTGTCTTTTACTATATTATTATCTTTTAAATTTTTATGTGTAATTTTTTTTTGTAATTCTGGATCAAAATTTACCTGAAATTCCATGGCTATTTTAGCTAAACTGTTAGCTAAAAATTTCATACTCTCAGCTGTTAATAACAATTTTCTTTTTTTTATTAATATCCATATTTCTTTCCAAGAAAAATGTATTTCACCAGATCCGTCTTTTTCATTTTGTTTTATAATCATATTTTATACCTTTTCTGTGCCTAATAGCACTCTTTTATCCTTAAACCACTCTTTATGTGGGCCATCTTTATTTACATAATGTAAAAACACTTGAGAATGCCAATCACCTTTAAATTCTTCTCTCCAGTGACTAAGTTCACATCCTTTATAAATTACTGCATCTCCGTTATCTAAGTTTATTTCTTTGCCTTCCATAAATATAGGCCACTCGACACCACATGAATTAATCTTTACTGTAACGCTATATTCACAAGATGGTCTATCTTTGTGCTTTTTTAAATCAGCACCAAAAGTATACATTCTCCAAAAAGAGTAAGTTGGTAATAAACTTAGACCTGTTTCTTTTTCCATTAATTTTAATTTTGTGACTAAAAGAGAATCAGTTGTAGGATCCCCATAAAACATAGTATCACCTTGATCATTTTGTTGTAAATCAAAATTATCGTAATTACTTCTGTGTTTTAATCTCGAGAAATGAGTGAGAAGATCTACTTCCTCTTTTGTAAGAAAATTTTTTATATGCTTATAACCCTTAATTAATGCATCCATGATACGACTGAATATCTAGTTCCTTTAGTTAGTGGTTTTACAGAGTGGGGATACATAAAATTGCTAGGCCAAATGACTAAACTACCTGGTCTATTATTTATTTGTAATTCTTTATCTCCTAATTTAAAACATAATTCTCCACCTTCATAATCATTATTTAACATAAGTATACTGCTATACTTTCTATTTATTCCTGGTCCATCATCACAATGAAATTTATAATGACCTCCTAAACCATATCTTAATGCTTGCATATCAAAAATACGAGCTGTTTGTATATCTGGAAATTCATTTACGTAATTTGTCATTTGTCTTATAATTAAATGATTTAAAAAATTATACCAATGAACATTGCTTAGTGATTTGCCTAAATTATTTAAAGCCAATATATCAACATCTCTTGTTTTCTTTTCTACAACTCCCCTATCATCAACTGAGTTAGATCCTCGAACTCCTCCAGCGACAAATTCTTTCTCTTTAAAACTTTTGTTTAAAAATTTAATAAAATTAGATATGATTTTTGAACTTGGTATCGCTTGATATACTCTAATGTAATTTTCTAAGTTCATGGCTTCTTATATTATAAAAAGCTTGGAATGTAAACTAGGTGAAAAAAGAAATGTGAATAGGTTCAGAAGTTTTGTTATCGTACCAATATCTATAAAAATTAGATGTTATTGGAAAAGTTATAGCTGAAACATCAACAGCTTCTAGCTCTGTTTTAAAAGTTTCAATTTTAGCTTTTAAAGATGAAAAATCAGCCATATTTAATCTATCGGCCTTATTTTGTAGAAACTCATTAATAGCATTAAGTAGAATATTTTTATAATTTGTAAATTGATCCTCAGTTAAACTTCCGTCATTACCTGTGTCCGTAATACTAATATTTCCATCTACTAATTTTGCTTCTTTCTCACCACATACTAAACTTTTATAATCTTCATCACTTACATCCTGATACAAACCTTGAGATTTCATGTGTGCTACATCCCCACGGATTAGATTTAAATCATTCTCTTCATGAATTAATTCACAAACCGATCCTGCAGAATTAAATAAAATGTGTGTCATAATTAAGTAATTAAATCCTCAGAAATTATAATTGCACCTGGTCTTCCATTTCCAGCAGTGTTTGGAAAAGATTGTGGGTTTCCACCAAAACCACTAATCATACTTAGTTGTGGTCCTGGAGAAGTGGCCATAGAAGGGTTCAGTCCAAACCCAAGAGCTACATACTGTGCTTTAATTTTTCCTGCAGTATTAGACACTGTTGATCCTGAAGGACCTCCTGATGATTGAGTTAAATCTACTGTTGCGCCTGGTGCTGTACCTGGTTCTCCACCAAAAGGACGCGGAGCAGCAGCCGGGTG